CCGATGGGACCGAGGTCGTGCGGCCGGTGGCCCCGTACGACATCGGGGCTAACCGCCTGCTCACGAACGAAAACCCCGAGGGGCGGTTCGGCAGTTTCCCCGAGTCGGCCCTACGCGGCTACCTCGATAGCGTCGAGCAGGACGTTAACCAGATGGCGGCGATAACCCAGACCCCGCCGCATTACCTGCTCGGGCAAATCGCCAACCTCTCGGCCGATGCCATCAAGGCGGCCGAGGCGGGGCTCGTGGCCAAGGCCCGGCGCCGCTCGCTTCACATCGGCGAGGGGTGGGAGACCGCGGCCCGGTACGCCCTCAACCTCACCGGCAACCCGGCGGCCGCCGACCTCGGGGCCGAGGTGATTTGGGCCGATTTCGAGACCCGGTCGGTCGCCCAGCTTGCCGATTCGCTCGTGAAAATGCGCGGGCTCGGGGTGCCTCTTGAGGTGCTATGGGCTCGGTACGGTGCGAGCCCGCAAGAAATCGACCGGTGGCGGGTGCTCCGCGCGGCCGAGGCGGCCGAGGCGATGGCCTCGGCGGTGGGGGCTCTGGGCGCCCCGGACGGCGCCTATGCGCGGTTTCTGGCCGCGGGCGGTGCGACCGGGCAGGGCGGCGGCTAGTGGCCGTTAGCGACGTTCTAGGCGATGCGTACCGGGGTCGGCTCGCCGGGGCGGTTAACGGGCTCCTCGCCCGGCTCGCGGCGGCGTGGCTTATGGTGTGGGACCCGCGGCGGCCGCTGTACTCGGCGGGGCTCGCGGGTGAGTTGACCGCCGCGTGGACCGAGGACGTGCAGGGGTTCACCGCGGCCGAGGCGGCCCGGTGGCTCGCGGTGCTGACCGTGCTCTCGGGCGGCCGCCCCGGGCCGTACCGGATACCGCCGGGGTTGCTCGGCTCCTCGGCCGCCGGGGGCAAGCTCGCCGACATGACCCGGCTCGCGCCCTCGGTGTGGCTCGCCCGCGCGGCCGCCGGGGCCACGGCCGAGGAGTGCGCCGCGGCGGTCGCCTCGTGGCTCGCCCGCATCGCCTCATCCGAGCCCTACCGTGTAGCGAATCGCGTAACGCTGTATGCCTCGCGCACCGACCCGCGGCTCACCGGGCGTACTGTTCGCCGGGCTCGGGTCGGGGCGTGCCCGTTCTGTACCGCCCTCGCCGAGCGCGGTTATAGCCCGGCGGCCGCCGGGTTCCCTGCTCACGGGCATTGCCGATGTGTGGCCGAGCCCGAGATTGGACCGAAACGATGACGACACCCCCGGCACCCCCGGCACCCCCGGCCCCGCCGCCGACTCCCCCGGCCCCGCCGAGCGGCGGCCCGCCGCCGAGCCCGCCGACGCCGCCGACTCCCCCGGCGCCCCCGGCCGGGTCCCCCGAGGAGGAGCTAGCCCGGCTCCGCGCGGTGCTCGATGACGAACGCAAGCAACGCAAGGCGGCCGATGACAAGCTCGCCAAGCTCACCACCGCCGCGATGACCGAGCAAGAGCGGGCGGTTGCCACGGCCCGCGAGGAGGGCAAGGCCGAGGCGGCCGCCGAACATGCGCAAGCCCTCGCCGCCGCCGAGTTCCGGGCCGCCGCCGCCGGGCGTATCGCCAAGCCCGAGGCGGCCCTCGCCCGCCTCGACCTCGGCAAGCTCGTTAAGGACGGCAAGCCCGACACCGCCGCGATTAAGGCCGCGGTTGACGACCTCGCCGCGGTCCCGCCGACGCCGGGCCGGGTTCCGGCCGGGCCACGCGACCCGGGCAACGGGGCCACTGGTGATTTTTTCCGCGACACGTTGAGCAGGAGCTAACCGGCCGGGTGTTATCGTGGTCGCGTTGCCTCGACCGTGATGGAGTGGCAGCCGGTAGCCGAATCCGGGCGCCTCACGGGGTGGATGCCCCGGCCCCCGCGGGAGCGTGACGCACCGCGGCGGGTAGCGCAAAGCGGCGAGCCCTCTACCCTCGCACGCTCAGGAGGCGGCCGCCGTGCCCCTATCCGATTTCTCGGGCATCATTCCCCACGAGTATTCACAGCAAATCATCGAGGAGGTTACCCAGCAATCGGTCGTGCTCCAGCTCGCCCAGACGGTGCCGATGGGGAGCCGTATCTCTGAGATACCGATTGCGGGTGCCCTGCCCGCGGCCCAGTGGATTACCGGCGCCAACCTGCCCCCGGGCGGGGCGGGCCGCAAGAATTACACGAGCCTCCGTCTCGCACCGCAGGTCATCACGGCCGAGGAGATAGCCGCGGTGGTGGCCATCCCCGACCAGTACCTAGAGGACAACACGGTCAATATCTGGACGTGGGCGCGTACGCGGCTCGCCGAGGCTATCGCGGTGCGGCTCGATGAGACCGTACTGTTTGGCGGGGCCGGAATCCCGCTCACGTTCCCGGTCGGCGGGGTGGTCGGCAACTCGGCCTCGATTACCGTGGGTACCGACGTGGTCGACGGGGTTAACCGGGCCATGTCCGCGGTCGAGGCCGAGGGGCTCGCGGTGACCGGGCACGCGGCCGACCTCTCGGTCAAGGGGCAGTTGCGCGGTGTGCGGGACGATACCGGCGCCCTACTGCTCGGCACCGAGCAGGTCGCCGGGGTGGCCCGGCCGACGCTCTACGGGGTGCCCATCGGTTACTCGCCGTTCGCCAACGTCACCCCCACGGGTACCGAGTTCATTACGGGCGCGTGGCAATACCTGGTCATCGGCGTTCGGCAAGACATCAGGTTCCGCATCGAGCCCGCGGGTGTCATCGCGTCGGCGACCGGGGTAGTCGAGGTGTCGGGGTTCCAAGACAACGTGACCCCGTGCAAAATCTGGGCCCGTTTCGCGTGCGGCATCGTGCGGCCCGTTACCACGCGCAAGCCCGCCGGGGCGGTGCCGTTCGCGCGGGCTCGGCTCTCCGCGCTGACCGAACCGGCCGGCGATGCGTCCGACGCCCCCGAGCCCCCGGCCGACGCCGAGCCCGGCGACCCCGGTGAGCACGCCGAGCGTTCGGCGAGCAGGTCGGCCGCCCGCAAGTGAGCACGCCCGCCCCGGCCTGGCTCGCGTGGGCGCCTCCTCTGGACCCGCCCACGCCCGGCGGTCTGCCCTACGCGATGGCCGAGGATATCGGCCGCGGGTGGGGTTTCGATGAGGAGGACCACCACCTCACCGCGGCCCTCATGTGGGAGGCGTACGCCGCTACGCTCCCCCCGGCGGCCGCGGTGTCATCGGTGCAGACCGGGGCGCAATCTGTCGTTTACAACCCGGCGGTGCCCGGCGGCGATTACGGCCGCGCGGTATCCCGGGCTCAATGGCACCGGTCGTTTGTGTCCGGGCTCGTGTCGGTGCCGCTCGTGGTGGCCCCGCCGTATGACCCCGGCCCGGTGCCCCCCGAGTGGGAGTGGGGCGACTAGTGGCCCTCATCCTCGCCAACGACCCGGTCGAGTTGTACGACCCGGCGCCGAGTGACCGGTACGGGTGGGAAGACCCGCCGCCGAGCCCGCCGCGGCCGCGGTGGTGCGGGGTGGGCAACCTCCAGCTCGCCGGGGGCCGCTCGGACCCGCGGGCCGCCGACGCTGGCGGCCGAGGCCCGTACGCCCCGGCCGCCGGGCTCGTGGGTGTGCTGTATCTGCCGATGGACGCGGCCCCGGCCGAGGGCTCGGCGGTGAGGGCGCGCGGGCTCGGGTTCGTGCTCTCGCAAGTGCGGGAGATTACCGACCCGGCCGATACCGGCCTCGGGTGCTGGATGGCCACCGCCACGGGCACCGGGAGTTGGTCCGATGGCGGGTGACGTGACCTATACGGTGCTCAACCCGCGGGCTCGCCGCGATGCGGTGGCCCCGATGATGGCGGCGATTGCGGCCGAAATCGCGGGGGCCGCCTCGGGTGGCACGCCGCGGCTAACCGGCGCCCTCGCCGGTAGCTACACCGTCAAGAGCGGCCGCGACCCCGGCACCTCGCTAGTTGAGTCCAGCGGGGTCGGGTGGGGTAAGTACATCGAATACGGCACGCGCAAGATGAGGGCTCACGCGCCCCTCGGCCGGGCGTTCGCCGCCGCTAAAGGGCGGTACGGATGAGCGTTACTCACCCCGAGATTGAGGCCCCCGACGCCGAGGCGTGGGCGTGGGCGAATCTCCGCGGTATCGGCGGGGTCACCTCGTTTGCGTACACCGCCACCCAGCTTGACCCGGCCGGGTGGCTCACCTCGACGTTTCTACAGGTCGACGCCCGCGCGGCCCGCCGCACCGCCGCCCGCGAGGCGGCCGAGCAGGCCCGCCGCCGCCTCCTCGCTCTGCCCTCGACCCCGTGGCCCGAGGGCGTGGTGTGCCTCGCGGCCGTGGTCGAGGCCCCGTTCTGGCTGCCCGATGATGACGGGCGGCCCCGCTACGTGGCCCGGTACGAAATCCGGGTCCACCCTCGCCCATCCCCCCCGGGCCGCGGCCCGGCATCCCCCGAGGAGCCTTAACCATGCCTCCTGCCCCGCCAACCGCCGTCAACCCCGCCGAAGTGCAGGTCGGCGCCCCTAACGGCCCCGGTATCTACGTGGCCCCGCCCGGCACCGCCCCCCCCGACGCCACCGCCGATGAGTGGGCGACCCCGTGGCGCATCCTCGGGTATCTGTCCGAGGACGGCCCCACCGTGGGGCAATCGACAGACTCAACCGACATCACCCCGTGGCAATCGGTGAGCCCGATTCGGTCGGTCATCACCGCCCGCGGCGTAACGCTACAGTTCGTGATGTGGCAGCTTAACGAGGTCACGCTAGCGATGTACTTTGACGCCGACGTGCCCGCCGTGGCCGCCGATGGGTCTATCGATATGGACATACGCACCGACACACCCCAGCACCTCTACGCGGTGGGTATCGACTCGGCCGACGCCGACCGGGTGTTTCGGCTCGTGTTCGGCCGTGCCTCGCTCTCCTCGGCCGGTGATATGCAGCTCACCCGCGGGGCCGCGGTGCCGCTCGACGTGACGCTATCGGCCCTCGATGACGCGGGCAAGCTCGCCAATATCAAGCTCGGCCCCCGCGAGGATAACGGTAACGGCCGGCGCCGCGCGGCCGCCGAAGCGGCGGCGTGACCACCGCCACGGCAAACGGGAGAGCGGAACCGTTCGACCTCGACGCCGCGGCCGACGCCGCCGCGGCCGAGGCCGAGGGCGCCCCGTTTGCTTTCACCTACCGGGGGGCGACCTACAGTGTGCCCCCGACCCAGGCGTGGCCGGTTTCGGCGTTCCGAGACATCGCCAACGGCGACCTCGAAACGGCCCTACAGAAGTTGCTAGGCGAGGAGGTGTTCGGCGGGCTCGCCGACGCCGGGCTACGCGTCGGCGACCTCAACGTGCTATTTGAGGAGATAGCGCGCGGCTCGGGGCTCAACCTCCCAAATTCGCCGCCGCCTGCTCGGCGAAACTCGACCCCGAGGCCGAAGCGGCGGTTATGGCCGGATACGGGGTCGATATCCTCGACCCCGCCGTCACCCCGCGGCGGGTGGCCGTGCTTATCCGCGGGTTGCCCCCGTACGCCCGGCGGGCGGGCGAGGAGTGGTCGACCGAGGCCGAGCTACTCGCCCTCCTGGTTGACCACGTGGCAAACCTCACGTACATTACCGCGCGTGCTGCGGGCGCTAAGAACTTCCCGCGGCCCCGCCCGGTGCCGAGGCCGAGGGGCTCGGCCCCCGCCGATTCTGGGCGCAACGCATCGTTGCCCCCCGAGGCGCCCTCGGGCGGCGGGGTGAAGACCGGCACGTGGGCCGAGGCTATCTCGGTGCTGGCCGGAATCCCGGGGGTGACGGTGGACCGTGGCTAGCTACAGCTATGCGGGGCTAGAGGTCCGGGTCACCGCCGACACCCGGGGGATGGCCGCGGATATCCGTAGCTCGGCGACCTCGGCCGGGTCCGACGCGGCCCGCTCGATTAGCTCCTCGATGACCTCGGGGCTCAAGGCCGTAGGGACCCTGTTCGGCTCGATTGGCAAGAGCGCGGTCGCCGGGCTCGGCCTGGCCAGCGGGGCCGCTATCGGGTTCGGCATCGAGTCGTTTAAGACCGCCGCCCGGGTCGGCGAGATGGACGCCTCGCTCAAGGCCCTCGCCAAAGCGAATAACCAGAGCTACCCCCAGATGCAAAAGGCCGTGACCGCGATACGCGGGTACGGCATCGAGGCGGGTACCGCTCAGCAGTTGGTCGCCACGTTTAGCCGTAACCAGCTCGACCTAGCCAAGTCCACCACGCTCGCCCGGGTGGCTCAGGACGCCGCGGTTATCTCGGGGCGCAACTCGACCGAGGTGCTCTCGGATATCGTGCACGGCATCGAGACCCAAAACTCGATGGTGCTGCGCAACGCGGGGCTCAACGTGCAGGCCGGCAAGGCGGTCGACCAGTACGCCAAATCGGTAGGCAAGGCGGCGAAAGACCTCACCGACGCCGAGCGGGCACAAGCGGTTTTGAACGCGGTACTTGAGGAGGGCAAGACCGTAGCGGGGGCGTACGAGGCGGCGATGCGCGAGCCCGGTAAGGTGCTCCGCTCATTCCCCCGGCTCATCGATGACATCAAGCTCTCGGTCGGGCAAGGGCTCGTTAAGGCCCTCGGCCCCGCCATCCTCGGCCTGTATGACCTGGCCTCGGCGTTTAGCAAGGCGGTAGCCCCGGGCGGGGTGCTCTCCCCCATATTCGACGCCATCGGCGTAGCGGTGGCCGCCCTCGTGGCCCCGGTGACCCGGCTCATCACCGGGTGGGCTCAACTGCTCGCCGGGCTCAAACCCGAGCAGGTCGCCCGGGTGGTCGATGTCATCAAGCAATTTGGCCCCGCTATCCTGCTCGCCGCGGGTGCCCTCGCCGCGTTCACCGGGGGCGGGCTCATCACCCAGATACCGATACTCGGCGGGCTGTTCTCAACCCTGCTCGGCCCTATCAAGCTCCTCGGCCCGACCCTGCTCGCGGTGGGCAAGGCGGGGCTAAGTGCCGCGGGCGGGCTCCTCGGGGCGGGTTCCGCGGCCGGCGGCTCGGCCTCGGGCATGTCGGCCCTACTCGGCCCGGTGGGGCTCGTCATCGCCGCCCTCGTGGCCCTCGTGGCCACCTCTAAGCCGTTCCGAGACTCGGTTATCGGGTTGGGCAAGGCCCTAATCTCGGCTCTAGTGCCAGCGTTTAAGGCCGTGGTCGGCGGGGTCAAGGAGGTGTTGCCGCCCATCCTCGACCTCGTGCGGGCCATCGGTGACAACCTCGCCCCGGTCATCGACCGGCTAACACCGCTCCTCGCCCCGCTCGGGCAACTGCTCGGCACCCACCTAGCCCAGAGTTTCTCGGCTCTGGGCGCGGTGCTCCGCGCGCTGGCCCCGGGGCTCATCGCCATCGTGCAGGTTATCGGGTTCCTGCTCGTGCAAATCCTCAACGTGGTCGGCCCGGTGGCAAAGTTCGCTATCGGCATCGCGCAAGCGGCAACCGCGGCCGGGGTGTTCACCGCCCCGGCCCGAGCCCTCGCCGCGGTGCTCGGCGTGATTTCTAACGCAATCGCTACCGTGGTGCGCTGGATTTTCGGCGGTAGCCCCGGGCTCATACCCGGGTTCCTGGCCGCGGCCGCGGCGGCGGGGCCGCTCATGGGGGTACTTAACGCCCTCGCCGGGGTGTTCCGCGCGGTGGCCTCCGCCATCGCCGCGGCATGGTCGGCCGTCACCGGGGCCACGCGGGCGGCTATGTCGGCGGTGACCTCGGCCGTGGTGGCCGGCGGTAACGCGGTCCGGTCGGCGGTGACCTCGGCGTTTAACGCGGTGCGGTCGGCGGTCACCTCGGCAATGTCGGCGACCTCCTCGGCCGTATCCTCGGCGTTCGGGTCGATACGCTCCGCGGCAAGCTCGGGCGCCTCGGCCGTGCTCTCCTCGGTGTCCGGGTCGTTTAACCAGGTCCGGTCGGTGACGCAATCGGCGTTTAGCTCAATCGCCGGCATCGTGTCGAGCGGGCTAAGCTCCGCGGTCGGGGCGGCCCGCTCGGGCGGGGCCGCTATCGTGTCCGGGTTGCAAGCGGGCATGAACAGCGCTATGGGCGCGGTGATGTCAACGATTTCGGGTATCGCCTCGAAAGTGAGCGGCGCCCTAAGCTCGGCCCTCAAAATCGGGTCGCCCTCCCGGCTCACTATCCCGATGGGCCGCGACCTATTCCGGGGGCTAGAGGTCGGCTACGCCGCCGAGGCCGACGCCGCCACGTGGGCGGCCCCGAATCTGCCCGGCGGCACCTCGCCGCTCAACGGGCACGCGGCCGGGCTCGGCGGGCTCGGCGCCGGGGCCGGGGCAACCGTCAATGTGTACCCGTCCGCGGGCATGGATGAGCGGCAACTCGCGGCTATGGTGTCGCGGGAGCTTGCGTGGGCTACCGCCGGGGGTCTGTTATGCCACCTACTCGCCGGTACGACCGGGGTTTCTCGTGGGTGTACGGCCGTGACCCGCTCGCGGTCCGCCCGAGCGGGCTAGTGCCCGTCACGTGGGATGGGCTCGCGCTGAATACCGGAGACCAGCCCAACGGGCTATGCACGGTGGTTGAGGATGTAGAGGGGTGGGCCGATTCGCCGCCGCTGGACGGTAACGACGCCGCGCGGGCAATCGCCGATGGCGCCGCGTGGGGGCCGAAGACACTAGGCCCCCGGACCATTGTGCTTCACGGGGCCGCCACGGGCCCGCGGGCCGAGCTTATCTGGTTGCGTGACCAGCTCACCCAGCGGGCGGCCGGCCGGGTGCCCGCCGAGCTTGCCATCGGCGATAATCTCGACCGGATGCTGACCGCCGAGGTGCGGGCCGGCACCGAGCGGTACCGGCACACGTGGCTAAGCCTGGCCGCGTTCCGG